CTTGACCAGCTGATTGGTGAGGCTGCCCCAAGCGTTGTGGTGGTGGGGCTTGATGCCGGCGTCTTCGCAGACGCGGCGGAACTCCTCGGCAAGGCACTCGGTGCCGGAGAGGCGCTCCAAGATGACGGCCTTGGCCTGCTCCATGAACTCAGGGCCGGCATTGGCGCCGACCGTGGCGATGGCGTGATCTCTACAGGCCTCGCTAGTGCTAGCCGAGAAGTCAAACAACGGGCCGAAGCTCATAACTCACCTCGGTTGATCTTGCGTGCTTTGGCGGCATCAAAGCGATCCTGCTCCTTGTCTTTGCCCCGCTGCCAAGCCTCAACCGACTGTCCAGCCTTGGGTCCGTTTGGCTTCAGCTTGACGGTCGTAAAGGTTGTGGCTGGCACCCATTCCTGCTTGCGCTTCACCATGCCACCTCCTCCAGCAGCGGGTTGGTGACGGCGGGCTCGGGTGGCAGCACCACTTGGCCGGGCACCGGCTGCGGGTTGAAGCGGTCTGGGTTGGCCATGCGCTCGGGCAGGTCAGCCTTGAGCCCCCAGCTGACGTTGGCGCGGCCGTTCTCGTTGCGGAACACGTAGTTCAGCAGCTGCATCGGCAGCGGCAGGTCTTCCATCGGGTCAGGATCCAGCAGGCGCTGCGCGGCCGCATACATCCAGATCTCAGGGGTGAGGTCTTCCTTGGCCTTGGCCGGGAACGTGGCCCACATCAAGGCATAGGTGGCTTCACCCATGCGCTTGCCACGCGGCAGCGCTTCGGTCAGGGCGCCCATGGTGGCAGAGAAGTGTTCAAGCGACAGCACGGCCTTCCTCCATGGCGCGTTGTTTGCGGATGAACGAAGCGACGGTCTGCTCCATGTGGGTCATGGGTGCGCCGCTGGGCGACAGCGGCAGCTGCCCTGAGTTAGCCCTAGCTGCAGGGGGCTCAAAAACATCGCCCCAGCCGCTGGCTATGGCGCGCTCAAGGGCCTCGCGCCGCTGCTCAGGTGTCCACCCACGCAGCTTGCCGCAAACGCGGTTCCAGACGCCCTCAGAGCGCGTTCCCTTCTTGACCGCCCAGAACTCCGGCAGCAGCTGCTGGCAATCGAGCAGGTCAGCCGGCACCAGATCAGCGCTGATGACCTTGGCGCTGTAGGGCGTGGCCTCGCGCACGCGCACGCGCGTCTTGGTTTTATTAGGTATAGAAGTTAATTCTTCTTCTTTAGAAGAAGAATTAGAAGAAGTAGAGGGAGCCCCGGCTGCGCTCGTGTCTCCCAGAGTAATGGCCTTGTCAAGAGAATCCGAGGCCGACTGCTCGATCAGCAGACTGCAAAACGCAGGCACCGACAGGGCTTTGGGCTTGTGTTTCAAGATGTAGTCGTACAGCTCAGGCTGCACGGTCAGATTGATCCGGGGCATCGCCAGTTGGCACCGATTTGAACTGATCTGAACCGATCTGCACCGTTTTGCACGGATTTGAACGGATCGGTGCCGAAGCTAGCCACGGCTAGCCGCAGTGGCAAGGCATATCCGCGCTAGTCACCGAGTCCCTTGCGACCCGCCGCAGGACTGCTGCACACCGCCACGAAAAAGGCCCCTGACGGGGCCATGCGCTCAGCCCTTGCCGGGCCACTTCTTCTTGATCGGCGGCTCACCGTGCATGGCCTCCAGCGCCACCTCCAGCAGGTGTGCGGCCAGGTTGCTGGTGGAGCGGCCCTGCTCGTCGCTCATCGTGAAGAGGTGCTCCGCGACGGCGTAGGACACGGTGATCGTGATGCGCTTGGGCCTGCGCGTCACCAAGTGAAGGGATGCGGTCATGGCTTTGGATGTGTTAGTCGCTAGCCGTCGCATGGCGGGACTAGCGCGAATCACAACAATAAACTGCGCTAGAGCGAATTAGCCAGTCCGAGGCAGATCTGCTGCGCGTCAAGACAGCAAAAAGCCCTAGGGGCGTTATTCCCTAGGGCCAGTGGCAATTCGGCTAAGGCTGCCGTTCAGATCAGCTCGCGGGCATCCTCCAGCGCCGCAAACGCCTGATCGAGGTGCCAGCGGAACCGGCTCAGAGGCTCCTCCAGCACCGCCGGCAGGTCGTAGTAGCTCCGGGCGTCATGGAGGCACACGCAGGCCTCGCGGACGCCTGCTCCCAGGTTTTCATGGGCCTGGCCGTCGCTGCTGAGCAGCTCCAGCAGAGTGCTGCGCGTGATCGGCTGAGCGGTCAGGTCTGAGATCGCAGTGGTCATGCGGCTTTTCGGCTGTGGTTTCAGGCCAAGCAGCTCTGGCGCGGCTAAGCCTGTAGCCACAGAATAGCCTGGAGCGAATTGAACGATGACGACGGCGATCTACGCCCGCGTCAGCACCGAAAGCGAGGATCAGGCCCACGCCTTAGAGCAGCAGCTGAGCCGCCTCCGGGAGCAGGCCGAGAAGCTCGGCGAGCCGGTGGTGGAGTTTGTGGATGTGGCCTCCGGCACCCGCGACGACCGGCCGGAGCTGAAGCGCTTGCTGGAGTGCTGCGACCAGGGCCTGCTGAACACGGTGCTCTGCACGCGCATGGATCGCATGAGCCGCTCCACGGTGCATGGGGGCAAGCTGCTGCGCCTGTTCAACCAAGACAGCTGGCCGAACCTGATCTGCCTCGATCAGTCGATTGATCTCTCCACAGCGATGGGGCGCTTCTACGCCAACTTGCTGATGGGCATGGCGCAGATGGAATCGGAGCTGATCGGCGAGCGCGTGCATCACGGGCAGGTGTATGCCCGCAAGCAGCTCAAGCCTCAAGCGGGCAAACCACCGTTTGGCTACCGCTACACCGAGGGCAAGCTCAACTACGAACTAGACCCCGAGACGGCGCCGGTGGCGCGGCAGATCGTGGAGCACTTCTTGGCCAGCGGCAGCCTGCGGGATGCCTTCGACTATCAGTACAAGGAATGCGGGCAGGCGTTTCGCAGCCTGGAGGGCCTGCGGCGTTGGCTACTGAATCCAGCGATTGCCGGCAGCCGCGTCTATGGCACCTTCCGCTGGAAGCTGGACGCCGATGGCAACAAAAGCCGGCTGCTGAACAAACCAGGCGAGGTGGAGGAGATTCACCCGCACGCCCATCAAGGGCTGGTGAGCCACGAGGAGCAGGTGGAGATCCAGCAGGTGATGCAGTCCCTGCGGGTCCGCTCGACAACGCCGATTCGCAAGCGTCGCAGCCGGGTGCTGACCGGCTTGGTGCATTGCGGCCATTGCGGCGGGTTGATGCACTACCACCAGCCGCGCCAGCCAGGGCCGATCTATCTGCGTTGCACCCATGAGGTGTGCCCGATCCGTCCGCACAAAGGGATCAAGGAGGAGACCGTGCTGGAGGCAGTGCTGCAGCGGTTGTGGGAGAAGCGGGAACTGCTGGCCTACAGCAGCGTGGTGGATGAGCTGCGGCTGAAGCAGCGGCTCAGCCCAGAGATCAAACAGCTGCAGGGCCAGATCAGTGACCTGCGGTTGCTGGAGGATGCGGACTTGGCGGAAGTAATCGAGCGCAAGGAGCAGCGCTTGAGCACGCTGCTGCAGGACTGCGTGAGCGATGGCGGCAGCCGCTTCACGCTGAGCGATGCCTTGGAGGCACTAGATCAACCGCAGGTGTGGGCGGAGATGACCAAGACACCGGAGCAGACGCGGCGGCTGCTGTCGCAGTGGGTGGATCGGGTCGTCGTGAGTGATGGAGCAGTGCAGCAAGTGCGGCTAAGGGCCGGAGAGGCGGCTGCCCATCCTTAGGGGTAGGCTAGCCGCTAGCGAAGCACAAGCATTGGATCACGACCGCTACAGCCACCCACCGCTAGCCGCCCGCCAGCGCTTTGGCCGCACCCTCACGGCTTGGTGCAACCGCAATGGCTGGATCCACAGCACGCTGCATGAGTGGGGGGAGCAGGCCGGCTTTACCGCCGTGCGCGATTCGAGTTTCAACAAGCTGCAGAACGCCAAGACCGATCAGCCGCAGCCGCTCACCTTCATCCAGCTGGCGCTGGCCAATGCACGGGTGGCCGAAGGGGACTACAGCGGCGTGA